TGGTTAAATTATTAGGTATATTTGTACCAATCACTGTTGTCATGTAAACATCTCCAATCCATTTAATATAGGTTCTTCATCTTCAAACATCCAATCCATATTCTGCATTTTACCAGTGTTAAGGAAGGATGTAAATTTCTCTTTATCAATACCATGTCTATGGTCTAATCTCAAATCAATCGTTTCTTCTCTTGACTGCCATAGAACATTCCAGTCAATACCATACCAACCATCTTTCTCGCACTGCATAATTTCTTCTGCTTGTCGATCCAGATAGTATCCAAGATACCTTCCATGACTCTTTCTGAAAATCTTCTTGAAAGAACACAGGCAGGTTTCCATGGTGAAGTAATCTATCTGACTCGCCAGTGCAGGAAACCTTTCTCTCATCTCAACAATAATGCTGTGGCTATGTGATTCAAGGTCTGCATATTCCGCTCTAGTGAGTTTTCTATCAATATCGTCAGCTTTGCCAAGGGCAAGAAGTAATCCATTACGATGAGAACGGGAACCATCATAATCATCCAGCATGAGACTAGTAGGCTGAATAGGAACACCAGCAGTATGCTTGAGGTGCTGTAGATAAAACCAAGTGGAATATCTACCAAATTTGTGAAGACTGTTTTTAAGTACAGTCCACAGCGCATCAAAGTTTGCTTCCTTGTCGGTGCCATAGTAGGTTTCAAGTCTTTCACGTTGTGTTCCAGTTCCAATAAATTCTTGGTATGATGCGAACATGGTAGGAAGATGTCCTTTGTTCCACTTCGTATCAGTTTGATATCTTAGTCTTTTATAATTTGCGGTATTCCACTGAGTCATGCGGTCAACAGTTGCTAGTTCGAAGTCTGGAAATTCATTCATCAGTACCCAAGCAGTTGGGAGATGATATGTGTTTCCATAAAGCCAACAAAGCCACAGACGCTGTTCATCGTTGTGTTCATATCTCTTGTTTAGATAATTCGTTGCCCATACTGCTGGGTCACAATCATCGTATTGAAGTGACCATGCGTACCAGCGAATGAATGATTCTCTTGAGTTGTTTCTATGATCCATAATTTATTATACTACGAAAAGACTTGCAGGTCAAGATTTTGTTTCGTTGCAATATCAAAGATCTCAACGCACCCACCTTTACCTTTCTTGTGAATTGCATTATTGATCATTGAGTCATGGTAGTCATAGTCGCCTTCTGTAAAGGTATTACCATCAATGCGAAAGATTGACAGTTGACAACCACTCTTTTGTTTACCCCAAAACTTAAAACCAATCTTCTCATAGAAGCCAACTGCATCAACCTCAGATGATACTCTAAAGTATTCTGCTCTGCGTTTCTTTACCTGACGCAATGAATCTTCACATAGGACTTTGGCTGCACCTTTACCTCTATGCTTTACAAAGGTATGAAGTAGTTGAAGGTTGGCAACGTAGGGTTTACGCTTTGAGATTGTAGTAATGATTGCAGCCATTAGTTCGCCACTATCATCAAACGCACCCCAACACTCATCCCATTGCTCTTGCATGTCTGCCTTTGCCACGAATGTACGAGCAAAGTTATCACCCTTCTCAGATGATATGGCTGCAATGAATTCAGCACGTGAACATTTAGACAACTTCAACGTATGTCCTCACTTTCTCGCCACGATCTTCTGGGTGTTTTGTTTTCTCCCAGCCGATGAATTGTGGTAGACTCCAAATCATTGGAGGGAATGTGTAGTTGTTTTCTGAAATCATTTCAGCAACAGTTGGTCCATCATTCAGTGCAGCATCAAGAAAGTCTTGAACGAATCTAAAGCATGACTCAAGTTCATTGCGCTTCAATGTTCCACGAAACAAACGAAACTCAACAGTGTCAATATGCTTCAATGCGTACATGTTGATTGCGAATCGAAATGGTCGACCCATGGATACGCCATCTTTACCAGCAGCATGCATCTTAATAAAGGAATCAAAGTCAGTTGCGAGATTGATAATGTTATCGCTCATGTAATCTGGAATCGGACGACCACCATCAAACTTCAAATACATCTTGGCACCTTTAGCTCCACGCATCTCATTGTGCTCAAAGAAACCATACACATGCTCAATGGTAGTGTGCTGATTCTCTTTGATGTATTTGGTCAGTCGCTTCAATGCATTAATGTCATCTCGAAGTCCAGGTACTCTGCAGTGTATGTGTGAGTGGCAGGTTGCACCAACAGTAGGTGGTGTACCATTATCTTCAAAGAGTTTCTGGATTTCGAAATAACGATCGACCTGTTCCATCCAAGTTCTGGTTGGCTTGGTATTAATCTCACCACCGAATGGAGGATCGATACCTAATGGGTCAGCACATACGTATTGGTATGGCTCTCGTAGATTTATGATATCTCGTTCACTAAATTCCCAAGTGCCAAGATGTTCTGGAATTGAAAAAGAGCGAGGAACATCTCCCCACTCTATTTCCATACCGTAAGTAAATTTGTTAGATTCGTATTGTTTCAGTTTCATAGTCTACCTGTTGTAAGTCCTTATTATTTACACCTACGTTTTCAAGTGTCATTACATTTCGTTCATCAACTGTAAGGTATGTATTGAATGGAACCTCAGCAGTATTGACTAAGCCAGCACGAACAGCAATGTCCTCAGTAGAAGTAATTATAGTTCCACCATCAATTAAAGTAAAGTAAATTGGACGCTTGCCATTTCTATAGAAACGAATCTTCTTTGTTGCCCATAATTCACAAACAGCCAATGATGCATTGGACCAATGGTCTAATGGAGACTTATCATCTTCCAATGACTTGAGGATTAGCTCAGTGTCATTTTTGGTTTCACATTGGTATCCATACTTGTCTTTCCAATTCTCTGGAAGTTCTTGTGTGATCACTCCATTGTGAACCACCGAAATACTATCATTGTTAATTGGTTGATTATATTCAAGGTCAGAAGTGCTGTAACGACAGTGCCCAACAAGGTAAAGATTACCGTCCTCATTTACATAATCCCAAAATCTAAATGCAAACTCAGTTGCTGGGACTGGTAGTTTGTCTGTGTGTATCTTATTGTGCTTGACATAAGATACTCCTGTGGCATGCATTCCTCGAATACGAGATTCAAAGAACACACGCTTCAACATTGCCGCATGTTTCTCATTGAAGTTGCGGATTACTGCACCAACTACTGCGCACATCAAAAGAATCCTTCAAGTGAGGATGACTGTTGTGCATCTGGATGATACTTGTAAAGTTCTTCTTCACCCATCTTGTCACGCAGGTAGTCATACCATTCTTCAGAATCCCACATGCCTGGACTTACACCATTCCACAGTGCACGATTTTCTGGATGTTCTTTATTGAGTCTGCGATCTTCAACAAATTGGAAACGAGTGTCTTCATATTCTTTTGACCCCAACTCAAGCATCTTCTCACGGAAATAACAAACCAAAGAAATACGTTCAGCAATCTCATCATGGCAGATGATTGGAGTATTGCCATGCATGACCTCATGGTTGTTGATCAACAGCAAGTCACCTGGACGAACATTAACTGCAACACGATACTCTGGTGCAACAAGATAACAACCAGAGTAGTTACCGTTGTTTGAAAGAGTCAACAGGTTTGACAAACCACTATTCAAATCGCCAGCATCAAAGTGACAAGCAGTGCGGAATGTTTTGTTCACAGTGATAGTTGTAAAGGGAGTTTCTGGAACCAAGAATCCAGAATCAATTTTGCGTGCAGCACTCATTTGGTTTTCATATCTCCAAGGCAAAAGATCTTTGAAACCTGTGGAAAGACTTTGAAGGAATGGGAATGCCATTTTAAATTTGTCAAATTGATCACGAGTGTAAGATGTTGCACGACCATAAGGAATGCGTGGGTAACGATCAAACCAACCAGCAATACCAGAGTTTACTGAGTTTGCATAGGTAGTCATACAGATTAGTTTCTCTGCTACGTATTCTGCTTTCTCTTTGGCTTCATCTGGTGGAAGTTGCTTCATCGCATCAACCCAATCTTCAAACTTAAAGTTCTCTTTCTTTACACGCTCGATTGACCAGACACGTGCACGATTAGATGCACCATCTTTCTTACCTTCATACTTCTTGCGGACTTCTTCAATTGGATCTTCACCAAACAAGTTCTCTGTTGGCTTTAAAAACTGATCAAGCATTTCGTACTCATACTCAGTTACCCATTGACGATTACCCAAAGAACCTTGACGTGGTCCAGCTGCAATACCACGATTCTGAGTTTCAACTGCAGCTTCTCTCAGACCAGCATATGCTGCATCTTGTTGTTCTTTACTGAAGTAGTTCTTGCGAAACTTAAGAACGATTCGTTCTTCAGAGTACGTCATCTCTGGATGACCAGGAATCTCTGGCATGTATACATCAATATCTTCTTCAATGAGAAAGTCATAATGACTTTCATCTGGAAACTGACCCATCATGTGAGTCATGTCCAGTTTATTTTCAGCTACTAATACCTTTACCATATCTTTCTCCTAAAACTTAAATCCGTTAAATGGGGCACTACCATTACTATGTAGTCGCTTGCCAAAGTCACTTTTATCGAATAATGGTTTGTCATCATCTTTTGTACCAGCATCAGTCAATCCAGTTTGTGCAGATGCTTCAACATCATACAACTTCATCTTGGCTCTATCAATACCAATCACAAATCGTTTGTAATAGTTCGGATCGTTGTAACGATTCTTCAACTGCTTTACAATGATCTGATTCAGTTGTTCAAGTTCTTCATTCGATACCAAGGCAAACATGAAGTCGGCAGTGGCTGGCAAACCAAACGATTCCGAAGTATCTTCAAGTCCTGGATCCGAGTTCGTAAATCCTGAACGAGTTGTTTGGGTAGCTGACATAATTGGAACATTATATTCAACAGCCAATCCACGAAGTTCTTCAGCAATTGTCTTTACATATGTATAAGAGTTTACGTTGGCTCCCATTTTCAATCGTTGACTTGCGCAGATATTCAGGTAGTCAATCATCACAATGTCTGGCATGAATTCACGTTTCAACTTCAACTCTTCCAATAGTGCTCGGAAATGACCAGCATGAGCAGAAGCAGTTGGATACTCTTTGACAATCAAGTGTCCCTTAGTTTTCTTGGAGATCTTCTCAATACGTGTATCAAAGATGTCCTTGTCAATTACCTTCAGTTCATCCATGGTTAGGTTAAGAAGGTTTGCGTCAATACGTTCAGCAATGCGTTCCTCAGCCATTTCCATAGTTATGTATAATACATTCTTACCCTGCATCAAAACACCAGCTGACACATGACACATGAACAATGACTTACCAACACCAGTACCAGCCAGTGCAATGTTTAGAGTTTTCTTGCTGAGTCCACCTTTGGTGATTTTGTTAAACATGTCAAGGTCGAAACTAATTTTCTCTTCAACCCTGTGATAGTAATCAAACCTCTCATTAGCATCTTCGATATAGTCATGACCGACATGATTATCAAAGCAAACAGAGAGAGCATCAGAAAGAATAGAAGGGATAGCGTCTTGTGTATTAACTTTATCATTACCATCGATAATCTTGATTGACTTGAGGATTGCATTATACACTGCCCTATCTTTACAAAACTTTTCAGTATTGGTCAACAACCATTCTTGATTGGGTTCAACATTAGTTAGAGTTCTGGCAAACTCTTGCATCTCTGGAACTTCTTTGTCAGTGAACCCAGTCATGTTACCAATCTCAATGGCAACAATGTCAAGTGACGCTGGCTTGTTATACTTTTCAAAGAACGTAAGTAACAAAGAGGCAATTGCTGCCTCCTTGCGGTCTGAGAAATACTCTTTCTTTAAATGCGGAACTACCTTACGGCAATACTCTTCACTCTGAATCAGATTCGATAATATCGCCTGTTCTATTCTCATCGTCAACACCACCTGTATAAGTTACATTATTTTTTGCTAATTCTTGATGAAGCAGTTCTTGAAGAAGATCTCCAATATATTGTTCAAAGTCTTCCTTGACAAATTCTTTTCGTTCATCAAGTGGATCATACAAGATATCGTAGTCAAACACCATGGTGATCTGATCATTGGGGTCATCTTCTTCAAAACTAACTTTACCGTAAGTAAATATTATACCTGAATACGGATCTTCAAGCAACTTTATTGCGTCAAGACCAGTAGTCTTACTTTCTACGGTAATGTATCTTAGGTTATTCATCGTCATCTATTGTTGCAAGTTCTGCGTCAATGTCTTCATCTTTAAGGATTTCTGACGAGCCAACCTGATACTTGTTCTTTACAAATTCAATGAAGGACTTTTGCATTAGGATAGGCATCCAGAATTCTTTGTTGTCAGTATCCTTTAGGCGATACTTCTTTTCTTCAACGACACCATCATCGTCTACTTTAGAGTACCATCCATTAGAGGGTTTGACCACATGCTTGGATTCAAGCGCAATGTCAAGTAGACCAGACCAACGACTGATGCCACCGTCATGATATACAGTAACAGGTATTTTAGATTTTTCACGCACGTACCTTGACTTTTCTACGTTAATAATAAAGTTGTAACCGATGATCTCAGTTCCTTCTTTCTCTTGTTGACGACCAATGATAAAGATGTTATCAGCAGAGTAGTAAGAACCAGTACCACCACCAACGATTGCTTTGGGAAACATACCGATTTCCATGTAGGTATGATTCACAACAATCAATGGAATATCTTTTAGGTTCAAGTGTGGAGTTACCATACGGAACAAAGACTTCATCTGCTTGGCACGAGTCATATCACCAACAGACTTACCTTCCAATGCATCTTCTACTTCTTTCTTAGACGCAAGATTACCGATAGAATCAATAACAATAATAAGATGGTCACCACGTTCAACTCCTTGTAACTGCTGCATGATGTCAAACTTCAACTGCTCAACATCAGTCAATGGAGTATGGATAACTCTATTGGTATCAATACCAAAAGAATCGAAGTATGCCTGTGGCGTTCCAAACTCTGAGTCATAGAACAACATGGCAGCATCTGGGTACTTATCCATGTAAGACTTTGCCATGAGCAAACTGAACGCAGTCTTGAAGTGTTTCGATGGACCAGCCCACATTGTAATACCTGGAGTCAGACCACCATCAAGGCGACCAGACAAAGCAATGTTGATTGCTGGTACGCTGGTAGGAATCATATCCTTCTTAGTGAAGAATTTTGATTGTGAGAGAACAGCTGAATCTTTGATCGTGCTGTTCTTTTTAATTTTATCTAGAATGCTCATTTTAACCTTTCAGGAATTCAAGAAGTGCCTTCTCATCCATGGTACCAGTTTTGCGCTTCACTTCAGCACCCTGATCATTGAGAAGAATGATTGTTGGGACAGAACGAATATTATATTCTGCAGAGATAGATCCACATGTATCGATATCATGTTCTTGAATGGGGATTTCAATTTTATCTTTT